GCTGTGCGGGTGGCAGTTCCTTGAGGATTTCAATATGTCTATCGCAAGTCATCACTTGAGTTTCCACCTTTTCAAAATCCCCAGTAGCTTTAAATACTGCCACTACATTTGGGTTGGTTAAATCTATTTTGTCTTCCTTAATTGCTTCAATTGCCATTTGTCTACTGATTAAATCATTTCGATCATTTTGCATAACATTGTCCCCACGCATATTCCAGCAAAAAGCATCCAAATTGCCCAAATATCATGTTCATCCATCCTGCTCCTCCTCCTTGTACGGCTCCGGCAGGGGCAACCAAGCAACAATATCTGTTAAATAGTTTCTTTCGTGATTTATCCAATTATCATCATGCCAATTATTTATTCCGTCAAAATAACAAGCGCTAACTATTAAGTCACTTCCAATTTGTCTTGTAACAGCATAACAATCTGCTACTCTTGGCAACCTCTCGCTACATGGAATCCACTTCTGTGCGGACGGCAAATGTTGAAAGTCCTTTATTGCTAATTCTGTTTCAGTTTCGATGTATTTATAACCATCAGACCATTTCTGCAAAAGGTCAATTGCATCCTGTCTGTAGATTGTTTCTCCATTTGTGTTAGATAGTGCTTTTACTGCCATTTCAATGGCTTCTTGTGTTTGTTCTGTCGTACCTAACACATCTCCTGTTAGGATTCTAATTGCTAATTCATTAGTCATTCTGTCTCCTCTCTGCGTAAGGTTCTGGTAATGGCAACCACATTTCAACTTCATACAAGCTATGGTAAAGACCTTCTTCGTCTTCCCATTCATAACCCTCGCCATGATGTGGCGTAGCATCCCAGACATGATACTCATTTGCTACTGTATATACCAATGCCCTTTCATCTGGTTCCGGCAACCGCTCACTGCATGGAGTCCAACCCATTCTTTCTGCTTCGCTTACTGGAAAATAATCAAGTAAAGCTACCTTTTCTTCACCTTCCCACCAATCACTTTTCCAATAAAAATATCCATCGGCATTCATATCGACCATATATAATTCATTCATTATAACTTCATTTACCTGAATGACCGCAATCATATCTTCAATAGCTGTTATATGATTCTGTATGTATTGTCCAATTACATTATAAGGGTCTTGACCATAAGGTACTTTTAACATCATTCGTTTTCACTTCCTTAAAATTACAACCATTTCTACAGCGGCATCTTAATTCGTCTGCATCATTTTTAATTTGATAACAATGAACACATTTCATACATTTTTCGACCCACAGTTCATACTCCATTATCTGATCGCTCCCACGGATATTTCTCTGCTTGTATGTTTTTAGCTTCTTTTCGTTTCTTAAATGCTTCGAGTCCAAGTAAATATATTTCATTTTTATTCGCATAATCATTGCAGTCGTTTGAACATGGACAATTGCCCAACCCTCTTAACGTACAACAATCAATACTTGCTCCCATATCATGTTCACAATGATAATGCACACAATCTCTTCTTATCATATTTCTACTCCTTTCCAAGGTTCTGGTAGTGGCATCCAAGCTATAACATTTTGAGATTTCCATCCTATATAGTCTTCATATCCCTCATTAAATATACGAACAGCATCTTCCATTGTAGTATAAGTATCCAAACTTAAAATATAATTTCCACCATGAGTAACTAAATATTTACCAGATACTTTAGGCGGGGTAGTAGCAGATGTCCACAAGCGTCTACTACCATTTTCATATCCTTTTAAATATATAGATTGCACAGTTTTTTCTAATGCTTCATTAATGTTAGTTGTTTCATCTATTGACTTTTTTAATATTTCTTTAGCTTCTTCAAAAGACATATAGACCATCTTATTTTATTCCTCACTTTCTGCCTTGTACGGCTCCGGCTCGTAAATCGGCATCCATGCAAGCACTGTGTTCCACCACATAAAGCCGCCGCTTGTGATGAAGCCTTTATCTCTCCGTTCGCCATAACGTTTTGTAAAGTTCCCCCGATAAAGATCATCTGTGGTTTTTACTGTCACCCAACACTCCATGTCTTCGTCTGGTTCGCCTTTATCACACGGAATCCACCGCTGTTCTGACCGTGCGGATGGAAGATTAGATAATATATCTTCTATGCTAGATGATATTGTTTTACCATCGGTTTTAAAATCAAGAATCATATCATAACTTTTATGTACAGCATCAATTGCCGCTTTTCTGCTAATAGTATCAGTTGCATGGCAAGTTTGTTTTAATTTAGTTGCAAGTTGCTCTCTATCTGGACATACCCACGGATACTCACATACTTCCCAATAAGGACAGTATTGACACTTCTGCGGCATCTCATTTATATCGTTCATTATTTTCTCCTTAAATACTAACTATCATATACGCCATAAAGAACATAGCTATAAGTGCCTGTATTACAACTGCCATCATAAGATATTCTTCATCGTCATAGCTATATGGTTCTCTTCTGATATTTAACCAAGCAATAAAGTATGTTAGTAAGCCTACAACAAGTGCATATACGACTATTGCACCTAAGTACATTAGTAACTGATATATAAAGTTCATTCTTACCTCGTTTCTTCTTTGGCATGTTTACAAGAATCAGTAGCGTTAACTCTTATGGATGTCTTGGTTCTTCTACATAAGATAAGACCATCAATAAACTTACTTGCGTATTTGCATGATTCACAGTTAATCATCATCATTCTTATCCTCTACTTCATCTGGCACTGCCGTTGTGAAAAATCCTATTACTCCACATGGATGTTTGTAATGCTTTCCACCAAAATATTTATCGTATCCATCCTTATCTTTAATCCTATCATAGGATTCAAAACAGATGATGAATAAATCCTTCCATCCAACTCTGCGGTCACCATCATATCCATATAGACCAATATTCAAGTCATCTGTACAAATCTGAAAGCATGGAGTTGTCTCATTATGTTCGGTTACAATATATTCCACAAGTTCTTGTAATGTCTCAAATGTCTTTTTCTCCTGCATTGCATCATCCAAATAACCTCTATGTGGTCTGAATGTAATCATTAGTTTTTGCCTCCGTTATAACTTCCGCAGTTAGGGCAGTAGTTTGTCTGTGTAATCTGATACGCAGGATACTTACCACACTTATCGCAGTAAAAATATCCTTCATTGTCTTCTATCCATCGCCCTCGCTTGTATTCCGGCTGTGCGGGTGGCACGCTTTTTAATCCCAACTCTGCCAAGCCTTTGGCAAATTCATATTCGTTGAGATTCCTATAACATTCGTTTGGATAATGCCATATCGTGTTTGTCATTGAATCAATCGCCGCTTTGCGGCTTATAGTGTCATCTTTCATATTTCTCATCTCTCCTATATGGTCTATAGCCATCACCACCTCTGAATATGTACTGCATAGCATCGTTCCAACCATCTCTATACTGGGCGCAAGTAGAAGGGCATGTATGTCGTTCTTTTGAACTATAGTAAATACAATCAGTGTGGTCGTAGTGATATTCGTATTTGTCTGTTGGTGGTAATATTATTTTATACCACGAATTATTTGCTTCAGGTGCTTCTTTTAGAATCTCTATTAACTCAGGTAGAAACTCTGGTTCGGGACATCCGGGGCAGTCTAGTTGGTTGACAGTTAGTGATTTAATTAATTCATCTACGTCTACTAGTTTCATACGCTACTCCTCATCTTCTCCTATTCTCTCAGCATCATCTAGCCAAGAACAAAAATCCATCTTAGAGTAGACACGATCATACTCACAGGATCTGGTATTCTGACTACAAGTAGGGCAGTCATCACCCATGTGGTAGTCTTCTTTGAATTTATCTACGTCTATCAGATTAGATGGGAGAGGTTCTATAGGACAGTTAGAAGGTCTATCAAGTGATGCTAGAGTTGCATCTCCTACACTGCCATGAAGAAGAAAACACCATATATATTGAGAATTATAGTTACTCTTAATATGTATTGATAATGGGCAATCATTGCAATAATCTGGCGGGTTTATACCTTTAATTAGAACACTCATTTGATTCTCCTACAAAATTAACCTCAATGTTTTCATACTCGTTTTCAATCTTTTCTAATTCAGCAAGATGAGCATCTCTGATGGTAGCAACAAGTTTAAGCACTTCATCTCTAGTTAATATAGCAGTTGGCGTACACATATATTGTTCATTGATTTTAATGGCAAATCCATCCCCATGTGGTATCTGCTGTAGTCTAAGAATTATATCAACCAATTGATTTACATTCTTACGACATTCTTTAATCCGTTCTTTTAAGTTGGCAATATAATTAAAATCTTTATCTGTCATCATCTTCTCCTAAGAAACCATTAATCCACTTCTGCTTTTCTTCAAACCAACTAACCGCCGTGTTACCCACCTCTTTCATAGAGTATTCTGTGTTCTCGCTATAGGGGCAGATGTAGTACATTTCATCTAAGAGAATATCTAGTACGTCTTGTAGTTTGAGTAGATTACACAGGCGGTCATGGTCTATGAATGAATCCCCAGTTGGTTCTATATCTCCAATGAGAGAGAGGAGTACGTCAGCTATTTGGCTACTTGATAGTTTAGGTTTGTTCATCTGTATACCTCCAGTTCCATGCTTCAATCGCTTCTTCTAGCGTGTCGTGATACCATGTATTAGGAAAGACCTTACACCGTGTGTTAGAACAACCAATTATATATCTTATATGTCTGCCATGATAGTAGTTGCCTGATATTGGTTTACTGCCACAGAATGGACATGGCTTTAGTTTAGTCATTATTTTCTCCTTTTTTTGTTTTGTTTTTAAATAAAAAAGAATAATAATTAATTATTTTGTTATCTTTTTGATTAAAAAGAATAAATTATTTTGTACATTATTATATACTATTATTCCTGTTTTGTAAAGTGGGTACAAGTAGATTGATCTGATTTAGTAACATACCCAATACCGTATCCTGAACATTTCTTGATGTTACAAGTGTTATTTTCTTTATGATAATAGCCGCAAGTAAAACAGGGAACAACTTCTTCTATTCTCTTAGTAGCGTAATCATATCTGGAAGAGCAGTAGGAGATTATATTTCTAGTCGGCAGGATGTAATTAATGATTCCTTCGAATATCAGACAGTTAATTAATTCAACTATCAGCATAGGAATGTAGAGTAGAATAAATACAATCCATTTGATATCACAGGAGATGAAATAACCATCCTCTAAAGGTTTTATAGTATAGTTACAGAAGTAGTGTTCAAACTTATGCGGTTGTGTATAGTGCATTATATAGCTTGCTTGATTGTATGTTATCTTCATTGGTTACTCCTCAGCTTCAGGAAATAGTTTGATAAGTTCTACAGCTTCTTCGGCAGTATAGATACCACCATAAGGTTCTTCCCAATAGATTCTCATTTGTTCTTCTAGATATTTAATAAGTTCATCTTTATTTATCATATGTATCCTCTTTCTTAAAAATATGATAGAAAAGTTTACATAAGAGTATCAGTGCCATTAGGATAAGCCATGTTATAGCTAATACAATAGAACCTATCCAAGTGAATAGTGTAATGATGATACATAAGATGACAAGTCCTGATAGTTTTATGTAATCTTTAAATGTCTCATAAGCGAGTAACTGATATATGAATGAGAATTTATACCATTTATCAAAATAAACATTATCATCCAACGCCATAACTAAAGCTGAAAATAATCCACCTAAAGTAGAACATATAAAAGTAATTGCTAAGTATATGCCTAATATATCTCTCATAGAATACCTACTTTCTGAAAGAGTGATTTACAAGTTTCGTCTTCCTCGGCTATCTCGTTGATACCCATGAGATAGTGATCTTGGAAGATATCAGATATTTTGTTTCTTTCTTGTTCAGTAAAGTAAGCTGAGATAGGAGTGGAATCCTCTTCTATAGTTGGCATGACCTTCTCTTTGAACTTGAGATAATCAGCTAGTGCTTCTTGGTAGTTCATCCTTTTCCTCCATTCTTCTAAGGTAATGTATTTTATTTTGTCACGATTAAATGCCCAAGTAATACCGTAGTCTGAGAAATAATAGATATTAGCATCTGGCCCGGGAAATCCCCATACATAGACAAGAGAGTTTTTACCTATTATAAGATCTGATGTTTTGATTTTAATTATCTTGTCCCATTTATACTCTACACCAGTATTTATATATGGTTGTCCGTACATATAACCATAAATATGGTCTGCCGTTGCTAGACGAGATAGAATCAGTTCTTTATCCATGTTAATCTCCATTCGGTTCTACTCTAAGTCTAAAGACAAAATCTCCATCTTCTATAGGCTCACATGGTTCAGGCTCAGGAATATCTAATTCATAGTCTATGAATTTATCTTGAAGAGGTACATCTGCATATCTGTAATAAACTCTACACTGTTCATAAGAAGAACCTATAGCAGAAGAGTAGACAATAATAAGTTCATTGTCATTATACGGTATACCAACATACCAGTATAGATAGTTATCCCACTGGAAAGCTTCTTCTTCTACTTCATCTCTGAAGTTGAGGATGGCTGATTTGATGAGAGTGTCTATAATTTCATTTGTCTCGATGCTAGGTGAAATTTTGATAGTCATGTTAAACCTCCTTGATAAAGTTATTCTTGGTTATTAACTCTTTCTCATGATCAATGGCTTCTTTTAGTGTATTCCAAATAAACCGATCTGATGTTGCATAGAAGTCTGGTTTTTCATAATAATTAGGCTCGTCATCGAAATAAACTGGTTCGATACGAGAGATGATATCCTTATCCATTTAGACCTCCTTGGAATCTTGTAAAGCAGTTATTAGAAATCTAGCAGTTTCTTTCTCGTAGTTCCCGGCGAGAAGATTGGCATCTAAGATTAGACGTTGTAGTGCTTCTTTGA